CTGCCTGCCTGCAACGGCGTCCCCACCCCGGAGCCGACCCCAGAGCCGACAGCGACACCGCCGCCGTGGGAGTGCCCGTTGGAGGTGCCGAGGTGCGATCTACTCGAGCCTCCGCAGCAGTGCAGCACCGAGGAGAGCCCGTGCTGGCACAACCCGACCCAGGACCCGGAGAGCTGTGAGTACGCACCGGACTGCGACCCGATGCCGCCCGAGCCGACACCGCCGCCCCCATCGACAGCGTGCGTCACCGAGTCTGATCTCGACCCCATCGACTGCCCGACTCCCGGGGCTGACTTCCAGGACGAGGTGAAGAAGGCGACGAACACCCTGGGCGATCTACGGGGCCGGCCGCCGCAAGAGAACCTCCAGAAGCTCGCGGAACAACTCCAAGTCCAGATGCCCGGACGGTGCCTCATCGGAGGGATCGAAGCGGTCTTCATCCTCCGGGATGACGGCAGCTACGAGGAGAACCACGCGGTCTTCTTCGGCAACGGGGCGTGGACGAACAGCGGTCGCGGCGTGTTCGTGGGGTGCCACGAAGACACGGACCCTAATGAGCCCCCGGCGCCGACGCCGCCGCCCGGGGGCGAGACGTGCGTCGACCCAGACCCGACGGGCCTGGAGGCTGAGTTCGTCCTGAAGCCGCACGGCAACGACTGGGACTCGACCTATCGGGTCCGCAGCCGCCAATACTGCGATGCGGTCTGTTCCCCCCTGGAGCCCGACGTGTGCTTCACGGGCCGGAACGCCTGCCCCCTACGCTTCGAGGGCGACCCTGAGCGCGAGGCCTGCGAGGCCCAGGAGATCGGGGAGCAGCAGTGGTGGTGCAACGGACAGTCCATCGAGTCGAATGAGAACCCGGCCCAGGCCCGGTGCCACGGGCACGTCAAGACCTGCACCGAGAATGGGCGCACCTGTGGCGAGGCGGATTGGTGAATTGGGTCGCACTCATCGAGGAGAACCGGGAGACGATCACCCGCGTCCTGCGCCTCGCCCTCCCGGCGGTTCTGGGCATGGTTCTCGCCGCCGGCGGGAGTGACCGGGCCGCGGAGCTCGCCAAGAACAGCCTCCAACGCACGGAGCATGAGCAGGCCAGGCAGAACGATGCGGTGAACTACCGGGGCTACGTCGAGGACACCATCGAGCAGCAGGCCAAGTGTGACCAGGCCCTCGTGTCGCACCACCACCACCGCGCCGACGACGGCGACTACGAGCGTATGCTGAAGGCCTGCCACTCGGCGGGCGAGATTGAGGAGGAGTAATGGGCTTTCCTTTGGGCGACATCATCCGCAAGCTGAAGATCGGCTGCTGGATCGGCAAGATATTCGGTCACACCAAGGGGATCTCTCTCGGTGGGATCGACCTGAGCGAGGGCCACGGGCCGAACATCTCGAAGCCTGGGGAGTCTGAGTTCGACCGGACCCCGTCGAGGCCTCGACCCTCGATCCGGCCTGGTCGATGACGGGCGCGATCCTCGTCGGCTCCATCGCGGTCCTGGCCGTCGTCTGGCTCGCGCTCGAGTACAAGACGCTCAAGGACGACGTGGAGGGGAACCACATCACGGCTGTCGTGCGCCGTGCGGTCAAGGCCCAACCGGGGCCGTTCATCCTGCTAGGATTCGCCGCCGGGTTCCTGTGCGGGCACCTGTTCTGGCCGTGAGCGCACTCCCCGCAGTCAAGAAGAAGCGGACCTCCAACCTCCTGCCGGCCAGGGTCGGCGGGGAGGGGAACAAGGGTCTGACCGCCCAGAGGATCAAGAACCTCCCGCTGAAGGAGCGGGCCCGCGCCCTCCTGGAGAGTCCTGATTACCTGGAAGCCCTCCAGCAGCGCCTCGTGGACGGCGAGGCGGGGGCAATCGAGGTCTGGCTCTATCGCTACGGGTACGGGGACCCCAAGGTGGACAAGGCCGAGGACGAGGAGCAGAAGGAGGAATTCGAGCGCATCCGCGCCGAGGTCGTCCAGGCCATCAAGGAGGGCAAGCTCGAGACGAAGGTGCTGGACATCTCCATCCAGCGGTCCAGCCGGAAGCTGAGGCGGGTGTCCCTGCCGGAAAACGAAGATGCCGGCGACTGAGTACGGGCATCTCCTCAGCCCACTCGCCCTCGCCACCACGGCGACCCGCAACCTTCCCAAGCCTTACGTCCACGCCCCGCATCTCGAGCTTCTATCCCGGGAGATAGTGGACCTGGTGGCCCGCCGGCCCGGGGGGGCTCGCCGGCTCATGGTCACGATGCCGCCGCGGCACGGCAAGAGCGAGCTCTGTTCGCACTGGACGCCTGTCTGGACCCGTCCTGCCCGATCATCCTGTGTTCCTACGAGGCCGAGTTCGCCGCCAAGTGGGGGCGCCTGGCCCGGCGCACCACGCAGGAGCTCTACCCGATCCTGGGCACGAAGATCATGGAGGACTCCCGGGCCGCGCACCGATGGGAGACGCCGACCAGGGGCGGCATGACGACTGCCGGCGTGGGGGGCCCGATCACCGGCCGCGGCTTCAAGTTGGGGATCATCGACGACCCCATCAAGAACGCCGAGGAGGCCAACTCCGAGGTCATGCGGAACAACCTGTGGGAGTGGTGGCAGACCACCTTCCTCTCCCGCGAGGAGCCCGACGCCGTCCTCATCCTGATCCTCACCCGCTGGCACGAGGACGACCTGGCCGGCCGGCTCCTGAACAGCGCCGAGTCGAAGTATTGGAGGACGATCAACCTCCCCGCCCTCTGCCAGGAGGAGTCGGAGAAGGTGCCGCCCGACGCTTTGGGGCGCGAGGTCGGCGAGTCCCTCTGGCCTGAGCGGTTCGATGAGGTCGAGTTGGAGAACAAGCGGGCCCAGATGGGCTCCCGGGCCTTCGAGGCCCTCTACCAGCAGAACCCCTCGCCACCGGAGGGCGCCGGGATCAAGCGGCTGTGGTGGAAGTGGTACGACACGGCCCCCAAGCTCGAGGCCTTCGACCAGATCATCCAGTCCTGGGACCCCACGTTCGACAACGCCGACTCCTCCGACTACGTCGTGGGCCAGGTCTGGGGGCGCCTGGGCCGGGACTTCTACGCCCTGGACTGCATTCGGCAGCGGCTCGACACCCCGGACACCATCCGGGCGATCAAACAGGTCTGCGAGCAGTACCCGATGGCGAGGCAGAAGCTCATCGAGCGGTCGGCCTCCGGGTTCGCCATCATCCAGCTCCTCCAGAGGGAGATGCGGGGCATCACTCCGGTCGGCACGAAGGGCAAATCGAAGGCCGTTCGGCTCCACTGGGGAGTCAACTCCGTCGCCGCCGTGATCGAGCGCGGCCAGGTCTTCTTGCCAAGGGGTGTATCGTGGGCAGGGGTCCTCGTAGACGAGGCCGCTCAGTTTCCCCACGGCACCCACGACGACATGGTGGACGCGATGACGCAGGCGCTCACCCACCTGATGCCGCGTTCGTGGGGGTGGGAGAACGTCGAGGAGCGGCGGAAGGCCGAGGCCCTACCGACGAATAACAAGGAGCTGCTGGCACACGAGATGCGAACGAAGATCAACGCGAAGATCGCACGCACCGCCAAGCAGCGGAGCAACCCACAGCAGCAGCATTTCCCGGGGTTCCAATGAGATTTTTCGGTTGCGATGCCTGCGATGCCCGGAAGGACGAGATCGACCACCTCCGCGTTGAGCTCACCGAGAAGAACAAGCAGATCGAGACTCTCATCAAGCGGCTGACGGAGATCAGCGACCCAGGAATCGACCGTCGCCTACGGGAGCCCAGGAAGATAGGCCCCCTCCCTGGCCCGACCCGGGGCCCAGGCCCGACGGAGCCGCCGCCTCCCACCCTGCACAACCAGCCCGGAAGCAACTTCCCCGGCTACGAACGCGGCCCGGCCCGGCCCAACTACGAGATCGAGTAGATGACCGAAGCGGTTGCACAACTCCCGGCGCCGATGCGGAAGGACACCTGGCTGGCGCTGCCGACGCTCCAGTCCAGCGACGAAGACATCCGCCAGTGGATCGACCGGCACATGAACATCATGAGCCACCGCCGCCGCTACCACACGCAGAGAGCGGCGCTCAACCTGTGGTTCTACTTGGGCCGCCAGTGGATCGAAGCGCGCGCGGAGCTGGCCTCCGGCAACGGGGTCTACCACTTCACCGAGATCCATCGGAACAGCCTCGCGGCCTTCCCGCGGCCGGTCACGAACCTCATCGCCCCGGCCGTCGACAACGAGGTGGCCCGCCTGGGCCGCAAGGAGTTCGTCCCCGACGCTCAGCCTGGGAAGAACAAACCGGAGTGGATGGCCGCGGCCCGACTCGCCACCGACATCCTCGATTGGGAGATGGGGAAGTCGCTCTGGGCCCAGAAGCGCGAAGACCTGGCCTTCAACCTCCTGATCGACGCCGTCTCCATCATGCGGACCTGGTGGGACGAGAACGATACGGAGCTCACGCTGATTTCCAGCGGCGAGACGGCGCAGTGCCCCTCGTGCAACCGGAAGTTCGCCTCCCGCGAAGTGCCCCGCTCCTTCGCCACAATGGCGGCGCCGGTCCAGGGCGAGCCCTTCGACATGCTCCACAAGGACACGCTCCGCGATGTCGAGCCTGAGTCAGGGGAGGCCTCGGCGGCCCATCCCCAGGGCATCAAGCAGGTTGAGATCCAGATGTGCCCGTTCTGCGAGGAGATGAACGAGCTCGTCACCTACCCGCTGAACGAGAAGGAGGCCAGCGAGGAGGACGCCTTCGGCCGCCGCCTGGGGATGTTCGTCCCCACGGGGGAGACGGCCATCGAGGCCGTGAGCCTCCACGAATACTTCCCGGAGAACGGCGGGATCAACGTCGAGCCTCACGAGCAGACCATCAACCAGCAGACCGCGATCCGGTCCCTGGAGTACATCGCGCTCCGCTACCCGGAGTTCGAGAAGGAACTGAGGCCGGAGGAGCCCCGGGAGTTGATCCGGTACAACCCCATCTACTCCGAGCCCCTCCTCTCCGGCTACATGGGCTACAACCTCTCCACGGGCTACGAGTCCTACTACAACCACGCCAAGCTCCGGGAGATCGTCGTCCAGCCGCATCCGCACATCCCCGGGCTCGAGGACGGGGCGATCTTCGCGGCGGCCGGGGAACAGATCGTGAGGAAGCCTCTCATGGTCACGGTCCCCGGGAAGGAGGGGCCGCACCGGATCCCGAAGGTGAAGTACCACTTCGCCAGGTTCAAGCGGTGGCCCAAGAACTTCTGGTCCCGG